TATTTCTTCGCCAGGCGCTCTAGGCCCTGGAAGCCCTCGCCCGCGACGGTGCCGAGCAGCTCGTCGCGCATCTGACTGAGGCTGAAGCGACCGCCGGTGTCGCGCCGGAACATGGCGTCGGCCCGGCGGATACGGTCGAACATCGCGGGGGCGAACTCGTTGAACCGGTTGGTGCCCATGAGGCGAATCGGGTCGAGGAACTGCTGCCCTGCGCGGTCTACCCGGAAGTTGTTCTCCATGTAGCCGGACCCCTGTCCCGTGTCCAGGCCCGCACCCGACTCTTTCACCGTGCCGCCTAGCATCTTGACGATCTTCCTGGCCGTCGCCTTATCCATGTTGCCGAGGCGCACGCCGTCGTCAGTCGAGATCACCGCCATCTTCCCGATGTTCGGGATGCGCAGCGCGAGCCCCTTCAGCTGCGCGTTGGTGATCGTCCCGCCAGGCAGCGCCACATCCCACAGGCCGCGTGGTGCGCCGCTGCCCGCGGGCAACAGTCTGGACCAGGCACCCACGTCCTGGCCCATACCGAGCGCGTAGGTCGCCTCGGAGGCGTTCATCAGGCGTCGCGAACCTTCGTCCATCTCCCGCGCGCCGGTCGGTCCATTCGGCATGCTCTGGGAGCCGGTGAGCACCTTGGTCTGCATCCCGGGGCTGATCTCGCCCTGGAAGAGCCCTGGGCCCTCGAACGCTCGCCCGACGAGCCCGCCGTAGCCTGCGGCGATCTGGTCACGCCCCTTGGCGTCGTAGATCCCCGCCTCGTTCATCATGGTGTTGTGCAGGTGCTGGCGGAACGGCTCCATGCCCGATTCGAGCAGCTGTGGCATGTGGCCCGTGGTCCGCCCCGGGATCGTCTCGCGCGAGCCCTGCGCCACGAGGCCCTCGAAGTAGTTGGCGTAGGACCTGGCGGCGTCCTTGGGGTCGAGTCTGCCCGCCCGAATTTGTGCCCCGGTCCAGGCCGCGGCCTGCGACTTCAGCTCGTCCCAGTTGGTGAACCCACCCAAAGCGCGCTGGTTCGACGTCGCGATGATCTTGTCCTGCTGCGCGTCCATCCACCGGTGCTGCGCGGGGCCGAAGCCGCTACGCATTGGCGAGCCGTCGGGGTTCATGTAGCCGTGCGCCTCGGCGTCCCAGATGTCATGGACGGCCCGCGGTGGGTCCCACCGGAGCGGAAACCCGCCGCCGCGCGCCAGGTTCTGCTGGAAGGGGTAACGCTTCGGGCCGGTGACTCCGACGGCGTCGGGGTCGAAGGGGAGGTGGTTCTCGGTGATGCGCTTGGCCATCTCGGTCGGGTAGCGGCCTGCACGGACGAGCGCGCCCGCGTTGGCCTGGTTGTAGCCCTTCACGCCCATGCTGGTATTGCCGCTCACCTCCGCCGTCGGGGAGGTGATCGCGAGGTCTCCCGCCACCTGATTGGCGCGCACGGGGTCGTCGTTCGCGTAGAACATGATCGCGTTGCCCGCCTCGTCGTACCAGTCACGGCCTTCTTTGCCGAGGTCCATCGTCTGCATGTAGCGCTCGCGCAGGCCGCGTTCCTGGCGCGCGTTGGTCACGCCGTAGGGCGCGCCCACGCGCTGCTTCACACCTTCGGCGGGCGCGTTGACACGGCGGACGATTCGACTGGGCGTATAGGTCTCGCCGCGCGCGAGCGCCTGCACCTCCTCGGGCATGGCGCGCCGGTCGCCGATCTGTGCGGCGACGCGCTCCAGGCTCGCCCTGATCTCGGGTGACATATCCGGCATCCTGTCCAGGCGTTTGAGGATGGTCTTGCTGCTGAGCAGGCCCGCAGGTTTGGCGTAGGCGTCGAGCTTCGGGAACAGGTTGCTGGCGACCTCCGCGATATTGAGGGGGGTTGCGGCTGCCGTCTCGGACGCCCCAGCCCCCACGGGCTTCGCGCCCTGGCCCGGGCGCAGCTCGCCGGGTTCAGTGAGCAGCTCGCGTTTGGGGCCGCCGAGGTCTGGGAGCTTTATCGCGCCCTGGTCGCTGTGATACAGCTCCCGCGCTTTGGCGAGCAGGTCGGCTCGTGCACGGGGAGAGTCAAGGACCGCATGGGTCGCGATGCCTGCCCCCAGGCCGAGCGCCTGCGCCGCCAGGTCGACATACTCCCGGGGAACGCCGAGCTTCTCGCCTGCCGCGTAGACCCCTTCGCCGACCGCGGTGCCCGCCAGAAGCGACGCGCCCACCTTCAGCGGGGCCTTGGCGATGGCGCCAGGGAGGAACACCGCCCCGGCGTCCATGCTGCCGCCCAGGATGTCGGCGGCGCCCCCTGCGGCCTCGCGCAGGGATGGTCGGGGGCCTGGCGAGGGCAACCCCCCGCGCTGCAGGAAGTCGTCGTCCTGGGGAAGCGCACGGCCCAGGACGGCCATGCCCTTGACGGCGCGCTTGACACCAGCCACGGGGTTGACGTCCGCGGCACGCGCGGCCAGGGCGGCGTTGGCGACGTCCCAGTCCGAGGGCGGCGCGGGCGGGGCGTCCAGCGCGAGCGGGTCGTCGTAGGCGTCGCCCGGGACGCGCAGGCGGGCGAGCGCGGGCTGCCCATACTGCTGCGGCGGGCGCAAGGCCTCGGGCGGCAGCGGCAGGTCGCTGGTCGCAAAGCGCGGGTCGGGCAGGACACGCTGCGGGTAGGAGTCAGCCATGGCGCGCCTCAGAAGGGATAGGACGCCGCGATCCAGGCCGCCAGGCCGAGGCAGAGCGCCCGCCAGCGCCACGGCTCATAACCCGGGGCGAGCGTGGCGGAGACGATGAAGAGCACGAGCGCAAAGGTCAACAGTACCAGATGCATATGCGTCTCCTCACTTCTTCGACTCGGTGATCGTCGACCGGCCACCCGGCTGGTCGTTCTTGACTTCCTGCTGCGGCGGCGCCTGGCCGGAGGCTTTGCGTCCGGCGGGGTTCTCGGTCTGGCCGATACCGAGCATCGACTGGGCCTGGAGCCGCTCGGTGACGGTGACCGGGACGCGCAGCTCCATGACCTGGCCGGTCTGGGTGATCGTGAAGGTGCGGCCGGAGGCCGGGTCGGTGTATTGCGGCATCGCCATCATGCCGGTCGCCATCGCCTGGAGCGCGCCAGGAGTCTGCTGGACCTGCTGCAACATCAGCGGCAGGACGTTGGGCGGCGGCGGCGAGATCGGCGGCAGCGGGATCGCGGGCGGCGCGCCGACGTTCGGGGTTTCGAGCGTCTCGTGCAGCGACCAGAAGTCGTAGTAGCCCATGCGCGCCAGCTGCACGCGCATCATCTTGCGCTCCTGAGCGTCCAGCGCGAGGACGCTGTTGGGCGCGACAATGAAGGTGAACTGCTTGGTGACCCACTGGGCGCGCTGGTCGCGGCTGGTGGTGGTCGCGTCCAGCTCCGGGGTGTAGCCAGGCTCGCCCGGGTGCAGCGAGGGGACGAACTGGTCGGGGTCCCAGTCGAACTCGTTGAGCATCTGGCCGCCGGTGCCGAGCACCTGGATGCGCTTCTGGGTCGAGAGGAACTGGAAGTAGTTCGACTTGACCATCTCGGAGAAGTCGCGCAGGAACAGCTCGACCTGGCGGGCTTCGTTGCGGATCTCGGGAGTGAGCGCCTCGTAGTATTTCTGGATCGTGTCGGCGCTCGGCATCTGGCGCAGCTGCAGGAGGGCGGAGAGGTTGGCGGTGCCCGAGAGGTCGGCGAACTTCTGGGTCAGCTTCTCCCACATCTCGATCCCGAGCTGGATGATCTGTGGCGCGGGGCCCTCTTCTTTTTTCCAGGGGTCGCCGAAGCCCGGCATGACCTTGACCCGCTTGCCCGGGCGGCGCGGGTCCATCAGCTTCATGGTGGCTTCGGAGACCGCGGTGGGGTTGTAGGTGATGTCGGGGTTGGTCCACTGGCGCATCGCCAGGCGGACGTCCTGGACGGTGTCGTTGATCGCGTCCTGGAGTGGGAGGAGGTCGTTGAACAGCGGGATGCCGAGGAACTGCCACGGGACCGACCACAGCTTGAGGCGGCAGAAGGGGAACATCCCGTGCCAGTAGGTGTTCGGGCCGTCGTAGATGATCGTGTCTTCGGTCGAGACCAGGAGGCGCCCGCGCGGGTAGAGCGGTTGGTTGGGCTGCGCGATGTAGGCCCAGTTGGTGCCGGGCGTGCCCATCGGGATCGGCTTGCCGGTGAGGTTGCGGGTGCGGTCCTTGAAGTAGGCGCGGTAGACGACGATCGACCCGGCGCGAGCTTTCTTGAGGGTGCCCGCGGTGCCGGGCCAGGCGATGGAGTCGAGTGGGTCGGAGGGCGAGAGCAGGCGCGACATGCCGGTGCGGAAGCGCCCCATGACCTGACCGAGCAGCGTGTCGGTCGACGCCTTGAAGAGGTGCGACTTGGTCGGATACATCCCGCGCAGGACGTTGACCGTGTGCTCCTCGCGAAAGCAGACGCCTTCCCAGAGCTGGTTGGAGCGGCCGAAGGAGGGGCGCAGCGGGAGGGTGTCGCGGGGGTCGCGCGCGGTGAGCTGGTGGGCGCCGCCTTGCGGGGCGTGCGGGTCCCAGTCGACGACCAGGTCGCCGGTGCCGCCCGCGAGTGAGTACTTGACGCAGTCGCCCAGGTCGAGGTCCATCATCGTGGTGACCCACTCAGCCAGGAGATACTGGTTGAGCATGTTCGCCTGGACCTGATACTCGGGGTTGGCGCGCCAGCCCGCGACCGGCTTGAGGTCGGTGATCGCCGAGACGTGCGCCTGCATCGCCTTGCGGGTCTCGTTGATGGTGACCTGCGGGAGGTAGGGCAGCTTGCAGGTTTCGGGGCTGCGCTGGTTGCCGGTGATGTAGTCCTGGGCCTTGCCGATCAGGTCGTAGGAGGGGTCCTGGCGGTTGATCAGGTCGCCCTCCTGCACCCACTCGCGCAGCCAGTTGACCACCCGCGGGTCGCCACGCGAGAGCGAGTCGGCTGTCGCCTGCGGGAGGTCGAGCACACCGGAGGGGGAGAAGTCAGGCATATGCTAGTCTCTCGATCGGCGATGAAGGCTGAACGCTGTGCGTGCGGGGTGACGCT